AGAAGATCCGAACTGAAAGTGAATGCCTTTGTGGAACTATCGAATATGGATTGATGGAGTTAGGCGACATGATAAGCCGTTTAGGCTTCTTTGCTGAGAGTGAGCAAAACTTTGATCGCCAAGCGATGAGCAATGACAATGTAAAACATATTGGAGCATTAATTCAGGCTAACGCATATTTTCTAAACACATTGCGCAATGTATCAGCAGAAGCCACCTATCACCTTAACAGTGGAAATAAGGGGCGAAATGATGAGTAACACTAAATTCCCTTATAGCCTTGTTTTTACCTATGACAACGGCGATCAATTCACTACAGGTCAATATTGTTCACTTAGAGACGTACTACAAGCCAAAATCAGAGCAAAAGCTGAGATTGGCGAAACAGATATTACCGGCAGACGTTTAGAAACTATCACTGTTTTAGCGGAGGGCGGAAATGAAACCAACTAACCCAATGACACAGCTTCAACAATGGAAAGCGAACAATACTAAGAAGTTAGTAAGCGATGGCGGGGTATCAGCCAATGGCGTACACCCTAACTCGCTCAAAATTGAGCCGGTTAAAAGTGCGGTTAAAAATGCCAACCAAACCAATTTTGGTTTAGTTAAAAATACGCAAGGAAACGAGCATAGAGAGGCTAAAAACAAATACCAAGGCAAACACTATCATTCAATCCGTTAGCCTTTGAGTACGCTCAACTTTCTCGCCAATTTAAGTTAATCCATGATAGTAACCGGAAATGCCTTGAAGTTTACCCGGACGACTTCCACCACAAACTAAAAATGCGCGGCGAATGTGTTGATTTAGTGGAACGGTTGAAAGGCGGTGGAAAGTTATTTAACGAATTGGCGAAAGCTGCCGATTTAACAAAGGAACAGACCGCAATTTTAAAGGACTTTAATCAGGCAAACGGCTATTTAATTTCTAAATTCTCCGAAGTGGCGAAACAAATTTATGAATTAAATATTGAACGTGTGGAAAGTATGAAATTGATGGTGGCGTACTTAAACCACAGGGGGTATTAAATGAGTCGCTTAATTAATGCACCACATTTAGCAGATCAACCGAAAGAACCTTATTCAGCGTTAATCATTCTTGCCGGGCGTAAAGCTTGGCAAGCATGGAACAAAGGAAAAGACGAAGAATGGTTATTATTGTGTTCATTGGTGGAAGGTATGGACGCTAGACAAAAGCCGGTGATTCTTGCCGAACAGCAGCTTGAAGATATTTCAGGAATCAGACTAGCCGACCCGGAACAACGCTCAATCATGATTTTCCAATGTGGTGAATTAGAACCGACCGAAATCACCGGTATTTGTCACAATCTAGCAAAGCATACAAAAGCTGATCATGTTGTTTTATATGATGGCGCCGCGCAGATGAAGGAAAATCTAAGTGGTTACATTCAACGACTACGCACGGATAAAAGTGCGGTAGAAATTGCGGATAAAATTGCTCCGCCGCCAAAATTGAAAGAAAAGGACGGCACCAACGTAAAAGCCCGGGCATTCGTAAAATGGTTGGATCTAGATATTGCTCAACACAGTTTAGATAAGGAGCTTTATCATTACACTGGCGCAAATTGGGAGCTTCTACCAAGATCGGAATTAGAGGTTAAAGCCGTTCAGTTTTACGATGAACAGGAATTTACTTATAGCGCCCGTTCTATTGATTCAATGATTGATACAGCGAAGATTCAAGCGGCCAAAATGGGGGAACAATCCAAGGAGTTATTAGCCTTTACAAATGGTGTATTAAATCGTTCTACCTTGGAATTTAGTCCACATTGTCGCGAAAACTGGCTCACTTCCTTTATTCCGCACGATTACACGAATCAGGAAGAAAATACACCGCACTTTGATAGTTGGTTGAATTTTGTTGCTGATGGTAAGGAAGATAAAAAGCAAGCAATCTTGGGCGCACTTTACGCGATTTTAACGAATCGCCATAACTGGCAATTATTCTTTGAAGTAACCGGCGATGGTGGCAGCGGAAAATCGGTATTTGCGCAAATTGCCACAATGTTAGCCGGTGAACAAAACACCGAAAGCGGGCGATTAGTCGATTTAGACGAACCGCGCGGCCGTGAAAACTTTGTGAATAAAACGCTCATTCTATGCCCGGAACAATCCCGCTATGGTGGTGATGGTGGTGGACTAAAAAGCATTAGTGCGGGTGATTTAGTCAATATCGATCCGAAGCACAAAAGCAAGTTTAAAGCAGTCATTCCCGCGATTGTGCTAATCGTCAATAATGAGCCGACACGCTTCACAGAAAGAAACGGAGGTATTGAACGCCGCAGAGTGATTTTCCACTTCGATAAGGTGGTGCCTGAAAGTAAACGCGATCCGCACTTAATGGATAAGATAGAAGCCGAAGCAGGCGGAATTATTTATAAACTGATTCAGGCTTTTAAAAATCCGTTAGATGCGAAAAAAGCGCTAACCAAACAACAGGAAAGCGCCGAAGCGTTAGAAATAAAAATGAACTCAGATCATTTAACGGTGTTTTGTAGTTATTTCCTAACCTCCCAAGAAAGTAACGGGCTAGGAATTGGCAACGCGAAAACCGGACTTCCAAGAACGCACCTTTACCCTGCTTATTTGGTATTTACTGAAGCCAATAATATTCAAAATGCTTTAACACTGAATAACTTTACCGAATCATTAAGACAAGGATTGGCGCAACATAAAAATAAATATCCATACACCCGCAGGCGAATTACTTCCGGCACGGAAAAAGGAAGATATATCACCAACGTACACTTTAAAGACTTTGATGAGTTTTATAATGAGTACATAAAATCAAATAGATAGTGAAAGGCGCGGCATAAAAACCGCGCTTTTTTTACCTAAAAAGGTGAATGCCTAGGTGAATAACTTCGATTTCGCCTTCACCTTATAAGTATTTGAAAAATAAAAGAAAGTAAACAAGTGAACGAGTGAACGCACTTTTTAAATATTTTCCACGCACATCACTTTTAACGTTCACATTGTTCTACATAATCTCCCCAAAGTTGCATCACCGGCTTGCGTTGTTCTAGATAATCAGAACGATTGTATGCGCGGCGCACAGAATCTTTTATACCATGAGATAAACAAGCCTCAATCACATCAGGGGAAATCATAGGTTCATATTCATTCAAATAAGTACTACCGATAGCGCGCAATCCATGACCAGTTAATTTATCTTTATACCCTAAATCGACTAACGCTTTATTGACTGATTGGCTATTCATTGGTTTATCTTTAGTGCGGGCACTTTGGAAAACATATTTATCATTCTTTGTGTACGACAACATAATACGCAGTACTTCTATAGATTGAGTAGAAAGTGGCACAATGTGAGCTTTTCTTGTTTTCATTCTTTCCGCCGGAATCGACCATAAACGATTATCTAAATCAATTTCCGACCATTCCGCACCACTGCTTTCAACAGGGCGAGTTAAGGTTAAAAGTTGGAATTTAATCAAACAGCGAGTAAACAAAGTTAAGCGCGAATCTCTAACTGCTTTCAAAAGTGCGGGCAATTCTTCAGGACGAATTGTGGGATTGTTTTCATTCTTGCCGAAATTAAAAACGGCATTCACGTTAAGACAAGGATTAAACTGTATTAAGCCATAATTCACGGCATAATTTAAAATCTCGTTAATTAAGCGAATCGTACGCTTTAATGTATCGCCTTTCCCTTGTTGGTTTAATGGTTCCAATGTTTGAATAATAAGTGCCGGTAAAATATCAGTAACAGGTATTTGACCGAATTTAGGGAAAGCATAGAGTTCTAATCGGCGCCAATTCTTTTCTAAGGTTGATGCCTCTACTTCCTTAACCTTTTTTTCCTTCCACTTTTCAGCAACGGCCAAGAAACTATTTTTTATTTGTTCATTGGTAGCTTCTAGTGCTTTCTTTTTATGTTCTTGTGGATCGATACCTTGAGCAAGCAAAGCGCGATATTCTTCACGCTTGGCACGGGCAGCCGCTAACTGAATTTGAGGATACATACCAAGCCCCGCATTCGTTCTTTTTTGCGTAACCGGATGATAATAATTAAACAGCCAAATTTTAGATCCATTCGGTTTCACTCTTAAAATAAGTCCGTTTCCATCAGACAATGGATACTCTTTTTCTTTTGGCTTTGCTTTCTTAATTTCTGTATCTGTTAAAGGCTTTTTAACGCGTGGCAT